TGCAAGTTCTTTAAAGTGCTGTATTTCTTTTTTGTCATACATAATGTCGAAGTCTTGCTCGTTAAAGCTGTTTATCTTGCTTAGAGACTTAGAGCCTATGATTCCGTCAATCGTTGCTCCTACTACTGATTGTGCTAATTTAGTGGCTGTTTTCAATCCACCTACAATAGCCATAGCAAATATCTCATCTGCTATCTTTTGGCTTTTGACTTCATCAAGCTTTAAAGGCTTCCAATATTTAAAGTAATAGATTTTATTTACTCTTTCTATTGTCTCTTTATCATTAAAAAGCATAACAGACGCTCTTTTTATATCAGTACCACAAAGCACCACTAGACTAGAAATGAAGTCCCAGTTCACTTGAACAGGGTTTGCTTTTTGGTATATGCCTCCAAGCGTCCAGCCATCTTCGCCTGAATTATAATGAAGAAACAGTTTTGGATCATTACTAAACTCCAAGTGAAACACATTTTTAAGTGATATGTCTATGTCTGCCATTACTTATCCTTACTAAACATATCTTTAAGGCTATTAAGACTTCCACCGGCGAAGTAAAAACCTACTATTATCATCACGATACCACCTAGACTAAATGCAGTCACTAAAGCATATAATGGGTCTAATGAAATTGTAACTATTTCTAAAGGAACTTCAAGTTTTGCATTTGCTAGTACTTGCCTATATGTAGCTATCATATTAAAAATGGTGATCACTAGTCCTACAATAAAAGCTAGTCCAAATAACAGACTGTACCAAATAGCCAATATGCGTTGAGTTACCTTAAAGGGATGATATGCCTTAAGAGTCTCTATAAACTGCGTTGTAGCCTTTGCGTTGTAGTCTAGCTTCTCTTCATCTGTTAAGATTAACTTATCTCCTGACGATATGATTGCATCTGTTGCTTTTGATATCGTGTCTCCTGCTGAAAATATATTCCAAAAACCCATCTTTCTATCCTTGTATTAAAATTGAAACACCATAAAAAAAAGCATACACACTCATAGTAAATGTTGTTTTGTATAGTGAAATTTTTAAGTGATGATTTTTTACTAAGCGTTGGAGAGGTGCGTCTGTTTCCATATACACCTCTCTAAGCTCTGAATCTGTATTGTGGTATGTTTTGATATATTGAAATATCTTTATATTTTGCTCCGGAGTTATTCCACAGTAGGAAGTCATTTTATTCCGAGACTAAATAAGTAGGCTGTAGCAACTATAGACCCTGTTGCAGTTAATACAATTTTGCCTATCTCCCACAACCTACTATCCTTTTTTTCTATTGCCTTGTCTCTATCTTCAATCATTTTGCCCATTCTAACCATTTCATTATCTGTGATTTTATTAAGAACTGCGTTATGTTGTTCATCAGATTTTTTATCTCTATCTATCATCATTTTTGTTAGAGTTTCCACTTTGTCCTCCAATCCGTCCATACGCTTTCGACCTTTTTCAAAACCTATATCGACTTTATCATTTAGCTTAGTTTGCCCGTCCTTGAGATCTTCTAAGTCTTTTACTATCTCATCGTCTCTATCATGTAAACTCTTAACTGTATCTGTTTGCTTGATTTGACTGTCAAGCTGTTCGATTGCTGGTTCCACGTTTTAATCCTTTTCTTTTATTATATCACTTTTTTAAAAATTAAGCGGTTGTGCTATCTATTATTAGCCCAAGACTACTTAACCCGGTCAATAATCTTTCTAAAACTAAAGCTGTTTCAGTGCCTCTGCTTCCATATACTGTCGGCTGTGCCGCAGGAGCATTTCCATAAAAACCTACTCTATCAGTGAACATTGCCCTTGTCGTTATTTTATTACTAGCGTCTGTCCCACCAATGCTTGCATTTCCTACTGTATTTGCAGAAGCCCCAAAAGAGTTGCCGAATACATTGTTTCTAGTGTCTGATGCCATATAAATTGAATATGTTGTTAATGGTGCAGAATCATCGTATGGGTCTGCAAATACATTGCCAATGATGGTTGATTCTTGCATCTCTATTTGGATACAAGGCACGGTAGCAGTTTGAAGTGTTCTAAATACATTCCCGATGATGCTTAATGATTCTATTAGTGATGTAGAGTCAGAAGATATACTTTGTTCTGCCAAAGTATCTAATACATTGTTTGCTATTGTAATATATCTACATGAAGATGAGTCCATTTTTATCCCAACTCTACATCCCCATATATCATTGCCTATAATTTTCTCAGTCCAATTTGACATGAAGATTCCTGTATCAGAATCACCCACTGAACATCCTTGGATTAACCAATCAGGGGAGTTTAAATATACAGCAGTGTCATCACATTTCCAAAAAGTAGAACTTTTTACTTTTCCTGAGCCTCTTTTTAGTCCTGCTTTAATACCGTTCCCTGTGAAATATTTGACAATTACATTAGTTATTCTTAGATTAGTCTCTGTAATAGAAGTTGCGTCTGGTAATAATATTCCATCTGTTATAGTGGTTTGTCCTACTGCATAAGAGTTTCCGTTCAATTCTATATTCTTTAATATTCCTGATTCTACGTCAATATTGTAATGCAATAGATATGTAGAAGAAGTTCCCTCAAATAATCTAAGTTGAGTCCCACCCTCGGTTGAGGCTCCTATCATAGTATTTGTGTTTTCTCCTATTATTGAAACGGTTTTTCCTATTGTGAGTCCATTAACAATATAAATTCCTGCTGGTATAAATATTTCATTTGCTATATCAAAAACTTTCTGAATTGCTGTTGTTGTTATGTCTACTAATGGTATATTATTGTTATTGTAAGCCCCAAACCATAATACATTAACCGCTCCACTATATTGTCTAACCCAACAACCCAAACCTACACCGTTTCCTTGATTAGCTAAAGTTTGTCCAGGATCTATAATAGTTCCGCCATTAGCAGTTGATTTGTCTATTGTTGAGTCGTAGTTGAATAGACCACCTCCGCCATCGTTTTCAGCGTGGTAGCCTTTGACGTTTACCGAAAATGTTACAGAGGTATCAACTGACAATAAATCAGTCATTGTGTCTTTTATATCACCTTTATTTATTCTAGCGAACACCTCTGATGTAGTGCTTCCATCTTTTCCACATATTAAGCTCATTTTATTCTCCTAAACTTTTTTTGCAATGTTTTGATTCAATCTTTTTTAAAAACCAACAAACTGAATTATCAAACCAATTAGCTGTTCCGACTAATTGTTTTCTGTGTATATGTGAACTTACTGTCTCATCTTGAGAGCCATTCCACGCAATGACATTTAAGCCTTGGTCTAGCCAAAGAAGTATTCGCATAAATCTACTTCTTTTTTTTACATCATTATCAAATTTCTCATAAAGTTCTGATTTTTTCATCTAGACACCCCAATTAATATCTTCTAAGAGAGTGCCATTTGCTATAGCAGTATTCTCTGTAGTTCTAATGGAGCTAATCCATGAATTTGAATCTCTGACCGACTGTAAAGCCACTTCCTCATATACACTCAAAGTCTCACCTTGAAGCTGTTTATCTTGAATAGAGATTGCTATGCTCATCAGCTTTCTTTGTTTAAGAGGTGAATATTCGGCTTCTATTATTGAAGTTGCTTTTGCTGTGATAGTTGCTGCAATCTCTTGGGCTGTTGGAGGTGGTGGAGCTACATATTCAGCAATTGTCGCTGTTTCCAGATAGCTTCTTATCTCTTTATCAGAACTCTGGTCTGCTTCATCACTTTTGAATGTATAAGAGATCAATCCATATTGTGGATGTTCTATCTCTACATCAACTATTGTTTGTGCTTCATTTTTATATATTGCGTTTTTTATATTCATTTTATGTCCTTTAGGCTATGCGCAACCAGAGTGATACAGGATAATCGTTATAGGAGAACCCACCATTGGCGTAGGCTCCCATTAGCTTCCAAGTTCCAGATAAAAAAGGATGGTCATCTGTTCCCGGCTGATAGAGGTCTGGTGCAATAATGCTACCAGTAGTTGCAATAGCTCCCCTATATAAAATAGCACTTGGCTGCAAGGATGAGCCTGCTAAAGTTGAACCCATCGTATAGCCAGTGCTTATATCTGTTGCATGTTGTCTAGCTAAAACATAGGCTCCAACCGCTCCTGCTGTTGAATTAGCTATAGCTCCGCCTATTCCTGGTGCTCCACTAGCACCTGCTGCCATTGCTGCTAAGTTATCTCTCATTTGTTTAAATATTGAGCCTTTCCCCGGTTTCCCTGAATTAAAAAGCGAATCTGCTAAATCTACCCATGCCATATATTCTCCTTATATAAATAAATCGCCAGCTGTTAAGTCTGGGTTAAGTCCGTTATCGTCTGTAAAATACCAATAGTTATCTCTATACTCTTGTGAATCCGTGCTGTAATCAACTGCATCTTCTGGCGCTATGTATGCGTAGCTTAAATCCCTAAAGAATGAAGTCCTGACTCTCAACTCAAACCTATGTGATTTTTCTTTCTGCTTGCTCTCCGTAACATAATATCTGTTATATTGGGGCTCTCCCTCTACATCTAAAATAAGCCTTGTTTTAATATCTACATAGTCACCTATTTCTAACTTGTCGTTTGCGTCTACATCAAAAGTGAGTGTTACCGGTGCATCTTTTGAGTATTCCATTATTAAATTGCTAAACTCAACAACTCTTGTTTGTGAAGAAAACCATCTTGAACTTATATGCTTTATTTTAATATCACCATATAGGTCGTCACTCTCTTCTTCTAGAAATGCTGTTACATGAGTTTGTTTAAAATCTTCACTATCTTTAACATCTGACCAATCATACGGAGCGTAAGATACCCACATTTCAGTTAGTCTTTCGTCATCATTTCTTTTTATTTTCATGCTATCGGCTATTATGTGTTCATCATCATTATATTGAGGAATATCCGCTGTTGGATATACGGGAGCAATAGCTTTTAATTTAATCTTTTTAGATAGTGAATCAGCCCATAATAGTATTGTTGATTGATAAGTAATTTCATCAATTAAAGTTCCCACTCCTGTGGGCTTTGATAATATTGTATAGTGATTTACATCTTGAAGATAGTTGGCCTTTTCATCATCCCACTCATCTGGGCTTGATGGGTTATCGTTATATGGAAGCCATGAGGTGTCTATGTCTGCATAAGTATTTAATAATTCATATATAATATCTACGCAATTATCATTAAAGACTTTACACTCTTGAACTGTGTCCTCTTCGCTTTGTGATTTTGCTTCTGTGCCATACTGACCACGGACAATAGTCATAACGTCACCGCTACGAGTGAAGTCCATTATCTCACTACCACATCTAATAAGACCACTTGCACTATATTCTGTGTCGCCTATGCCTATAGGTGTTAGCGTTAATGATGTTTCTATGTCTGTAATATCTGCTAATAAAACACCTGTTGATAGAATAGGGCATTGTGAACTTTTATTGTCTATCTTTTTTAGCATATCCACAAATGATACTTTTACTAATCCATTAGAGTCAACACCATCAAAGCTATCTATTAAATACTCTCTTGACTCAAAATTATTGAGACTGAAAGTGTCGCCCTCATAACCCTCTAAAATTTCAATAGTTCTACCTACGAAATATTTATCACGGGCTATTAATTTAGCAAGAAATGTTCCTTGGTTTGTGTCATAGCTTCTTTCTGATTGATAAGGATCAATTCCTATATCATCATGCTTAAAGTCTCTTAGTGTCATGCTACCTTTTGCGCGATATCCAAGACCTTTCCCAAAAGTAACACGGTTTGAAGAAGAAGTTACTTTTACTAAAGATGGGAACATTATTTCGCCTATTGGGACATTTGCGTGTTCGTCTATAAAAGTATGAGCGACTGTAGTTGCCGAGAAGTTAGCTGAATCCCTACAGGTTTGTCGTGTGTTATAACAAGGTGTACCTGTAGCATAGCAGCTTCCGCACTCAATTGGAGTATCACACGTTTTATTACCAAAGACAGAGTCACAGTTACCGCTTCCAAAAGTCAAAGAACACACGCTGAGTGATGGCTTACATATCGTTAATGGTTTTCTTCCTAGTTCGTCTTTTAGAGTGTCGTAGCTCATAATTTATGCCACGCTTTTCCAGATATTTTCAAAGACATTAAATTTTTACTGCTTTGTGTAGTTGTAGTTTTTGTGTTATCTAGCATTATAAAAACCGCTTCATCCGGATAAACATCATTGTTCCACGAAAAGAAAAGAGGGTTTACTTCTGAATGTGCAAGTAAATCTATCCAATTATTTCTAACCCAACTTGACGATAATTGACTAATTGATGCTTCTAGTTTTGCTTCATTCCTGATAATAGAGCTTCCTAGAGGCAAACCACCATCTGCGATATTTACTAAGTTTTTATTTGTAGTATTTAAATGAGGTGGGATAAATCCACTTGACAACCCTCTTTCTATTTCTAAATATTGCCCTATTGAAACGATACCAAGTGAACATATTTCTGATGGCGAATCGACTTCAATTCTAAAGTAGCGTTTATTTACTGATGTAAAAGTTTTAAATATTACTTCGCTATCTGACTTTGAAAGGCTTGTGGTCAAATCAGTCCATCCTGTAATTCCATCATCTGACCATTGAAGCTTAACCGTTGCGCTTTTCTCTGTTAGGTCATGACTAAACACTCCGAAATAATCTACATCTACAAGTTCACTAGCGTCAATGTTTATATACTGCGCACCTGTTAAGCCAGACTTATACCATCTTGAAGGCTTCCAATTTGTAAGGTTTGAAACTGGAAAAGATGCGTTTTCGCTTGTTGCTGTAACCGTTCCTGTTGTTAAAATGTTATTGTATGCAAAAATAGGCTTACTCATGATGCAATCACCAAGCTTAATCCCATATCTCCAGACTCTTCTTGTATTCGCTCAATTAACTCTCTAACGCTATCTGTACTCATTGTCGCATCCTCTGGCATATTTATAGTTACTTCTTTCACTGTTTGCACTTCACCTACTGCTGAAACACCTATATCAGACGGAACTGTTCCCATTGTAGTTGACATTCCACCGCTAGGCGTAGGTGTTGAAGTTGAACCTCCTCCACCGAATGAAGCTGAACTAATGGCTGCGATTTGAGCTAAACCTGCTGCAGCTGCTAATCCCCCCATAACGAAAGATAAAGGCGCTGGATATGCTTCGAAAGTCTTCATAACTGATGCAGGAAGTTGCACGGCTGCGTTTGCTAATGCTGCAGCTTTATTGATTTGGAACATTGTTTTATTTTGATTTGCCATTCCTGCCGTCATTGTCACCATGTCGCCTAGAACTTGTTTTGTTTGGTCTGATGATGATTTAGAAGAAAATTTCTCTCTTGCTGACATTCCTTGAATGCTAATATCTGTTAATGCGTTTTGATATTGTGCAGCCAACTCTAGCATTATTGTGTTTTTTTCTTCCTCTGATATAATACTTGCATTAAAAGCTTCTTCTAGCATTAATACTTCGTTTTCTGCTCTGTTGTTTAAAAGTTCCTCTTCAGTAAGAAGTGACTCTCTAAGTGCTTCAGTTTTTAATAGTAAGTTTTCAATATAATTTACTTGGAGTTGATCTTCTGCTTCAATCCTCGCATAATACGCTTCTATATGAGCGTTTGCTTCGTCTCTAGGATCAATTTTTTCTGCAATTTCTTCTTTTGTTAACTCTTTAGGTTTTTCAGTTTTTATTGGTGCACTTGCTGCGATATCTGCTTGTTTTGCCTTTTCTTCTGTGATTAGCTTTTCTAATTCTAATATATACCATTTTTGATTGGCTACATCTTGGGCGAATTGTTTTTCATTTTCATACCAAGCTACACCCTCATCAGTTAATTCTTTTAATTTAGTTTTTGCATCATTTAATTGCATTTCCCAAATCTTAACGCCTGATTTCTTTGAAATATCACTAATGGTGTTAACTGTATTATTCCACTCTATTAACTTTTGATTTAAATCGTCAAGTATTCCACTTGCCCCACTAAAAGCACCTGATAGAATATCTGTAGCACCTGTCGCTTCATTAAGTGTACCAATAAATACCATGAAAGAGTTATCTATTTGCGTAAGTGATTGAGAGACAGTCATTGTCATTTGTCCGAACTCTGCACCAACTGTATCAGTTTGTGACTTAATGGCGTTTATAAGCGCTTCTGAGGTGATTTTCCCCTCTGCTGCGTACTTTCTTAAATCTCCGTAAGCGATACCCATTCCGTCTGATATCATACGTGCTAGTCTTGGAGTTTGTTCAAGTACCGAATTAAGCTCTTCCCCTCTTAGTTGACCACTTGCGAAACCTTGTCCTAATTGAACTAAAGCTGCGTTCATTGATTCGGTACTTCCGCCTGAGATAATAAGTGATTTTGATATATTGTCTGTAACTAATAGCAGTTCTTCTGTGGATAGTCCTAACTCTTGAGTGCTTCGTGCCATTCGTGAATACAAATCAACCGTATCTTCAAAACCGACTCTTGACTCTTGGGCTATGTCGAAAAGTGCTTTTTGTACTTCTACTAACTCGCCAGATGATTTTGTTACTAACTTTAGTTTGGAGTTTACTAGAGTCATTGTGTCACTATATCTTATGACTTCACGAATAGCCATAGAAGCAACAATTGCAGTAAATACGGTAGGAAGTTTTTTAAGTGAGGATTCTGTTTTTTTACCTGTACCTTCTAATTTTCTTAGTGCTACATCTGCTTTCTTTAAATCTTTAGTGTCAATAGCAATTCTGAGTGAAGCTAATTCAGTCATTAAAAAACCCTTTTTGTTTTAGGTATTATAGCATAAAAGGAGGCTCACATTCTTTGTCTTTTGCTTTGTGTAGAGAATCGCAATAAGCACTACTCAGTCTCATTAATGCTTTTATCTCAATATACGATATTTCAATACCGCTTAGATTTTTCCATGATTCTAATATTTGGAAGTCAATAGGTACAAAATTGCCATCTTTAAACTGACCATAGCCTATGTCTGAGAGGTGTCTTAATAGATATATACTGCTATCGTGTATTTTAGGATAGTGAGGTTTTTCGCCTACGAGTTGTAAACGCACAGCCCTTGACATTTCAGCATCTTTCGGAGTTTGCTGATAATAGGCTGTTTGTCTAAGATATAATTCTAATTCTTCTAATCTTTCAAAAAAAAATTAGATTTATTGATAATGAAAGAACTTATTTGGTCTTTGATCCATCCACATTCTGAGAGTATCTTTTTGATATTTTCTTTATTGCTTTTTAGTTCTTTACCATCAATCATAACACCACTAAAAGATTTAACACTTGTTACGATTATACTCAATTCATCATCTTCCAACTCTTCACGAGATGGCTTTTCTTCTTGACTCATACGCTTTAGCATTAAATCATTTGTCATTTGTCTATACTCTTTTGAATCAGAGCCGATAACATTAAAAGTAACACCTATGTCTTTTAAGACAGGATGAATAATAGTAACTGTAGCCTCATCGAGAGGCTTTAGTGATGATAGTTCTATCAAACGGTTACTCTTGCACCATTAAAGGTAATTTGTGAACTCACTGAGATTACAGAGCCACCTGTTACTGTAGGTTTAAAACTGAATACTTTTCCAATATTATAATCTACAACACCATCATTTCTGTCTATTTTAAAAGAAATGTCACCATCATCTTCACTTGCAGCCAAAAGGATAACTTGCCCCGCATCTGCCGGAACACTACCGATTGTTAATGGAAGTCCACCCTCTCTATAATTACCCTTGATTGACTCTACAATACGAGTGTCAATAGGTGCATGATCGATACTTTCATACTCTCTACCATACTCGCCAATCTCTGTGACTTCTTTTACAAGCGTCCAAGATAAAGCCTCAAATCCAGCTTGATCGTGTGTTGCTGGAAGTGATGCACTTGCGTACAGTTTCGAGCCTGAGCCTGATACTACGTCTGCCATAATTTCTCCTTATTTTGTGTTTAAATCATAGTATTATAACATAAATTTAGCTATACACCACTAAACCGATTGACACCGCTCGCACCTCTCTATCTCCATCAACTCCAAGGTTTGCAATAGTCGGTGTTTTTTCTACTCTTATCTTCACGCCGTTTTTCTCTAAGACTAAGCCTCTATTGAAATGACTTACGATATCACTTGCTTTAGTTTCAACTTTATAAGTACCTTTTTGCGATGGGTAATAAAGCGTTATTTGTAATATAAAATCACTCTTAGAGCTATCGCTATATGATATAGTGAAGTCGTCAACTGCACCACTCATTAAAAATACTGACTGATATTCTGCTAAACTGTCTGGAGTAAATGATTTCCCCTCATAGTTGGTATCTATATTATTTGCTATTGTCTCTAAATGTATTCTTGTTGCAACTCTTATCGTGTTTAAATATGCACTCATCTTGCTTTCCTTATAAGGATTTATTGCCATATTATAGCTAAGTTATGTTATAATGTACTTCTAATCTTTGAGGGGTTGCTCCCTCATATTCATTGAAGATTAGAAATTAGATTAGGAACTTCAAATGGAAACTACAAACAACATATATTATATTTATAAACATACATTTAAAAACAACACTATCTATATTGGAAAAGGTAAAAACAAAAGAGCATTTTCTATGGATAGAAAAAAGAGTCCTTATTGGTGGAATGTGTTTCTAAAGCACGGCACTCCAACTGTTGAAATACTTTTAAAGAATCTATCTGAACAAAACGCCTTTATAGAAGAAATTAATATTATTTCAGATTATAAATTAAAAGGTTTTAAGCTCTGCAATATGACAAACGGTGGGGAAGGACAAAGTGGTGCTATTGTTAGCGATGAAACAAGAAAGAAACTGTCTAATAAACTAAAAGGCGATAAACATCCAATGTACGGGAAACATCATTCATTAAAAGTTAGGAAAAAGATGTCTGACGCAAGAGTAGGAAGATTTAAGGGCGAAAACTGTCCTAGTTTCGGTAAAAAAAGAACTGATGAAAACAAAAAGAAAATATCAAATAGTAGAAAAGGTAAATGTGTTGGTACTGAGCATCATTTGTATGGTAAACACCATAGTGATGAAACAAAAGAAAGAATATCTAAATCGAAACAAGGTCAAAGACTTGGAATACCAAGAACAAAAGAGACTAAAAGAAAAATAAATATGGCAAATAATATTAATAACAAATCTGGGAAAACAGGTGTTTCTTTTGATAAAAGTAGAAATAAGTGGGCTTCTAATATAAAAGTTGATGGAGTATTGTATAGACTTGGTAGATTTGATAAAATTGAAGATGCTATTAATGCAAGAATTGACGCAGAAAATAAATATCTTATCTAGCTTTTCTGGCTTCTTTATCTACCCAAGTTTGGAAACGTGCTATGTTTAAACGCACAAAGCCAGAGGGGGCTTGCTTGCTCCATCCATACTCTAAACGCTTGATGTACGGTAAGTTTGACGTAAGAGAAATCATATCCCCTAATTTATATTCGTTTGCTTTTGAAGTAGCTTTACTAATAGTTACGTTGCCACTCCTATCTAATGTATTTGAAACTTCATCACTAAACTTATTGATTGCTGGTAAAAACGAACCTCTAGCACGTCCTGTGTCTATTGGTACGCCTTTAATAATATCCGTTGATAATCCGATAAAGACTTTCTTGACTACTGTCTCCATCTTCTTTTCAGTTAATTTACTAAACTTGGATAAATCTAGTGCGAAACTCATTAGCTTACACTACACACAAAACGATGCCCGAAAGCACCTTTTCCAGCTAAATAAGGAATATCTTTTAAATAGGTATATGTCACATCGTTAAATGTGATTTTTTCGCCTATATTAATAGTTACTTCTAAATCTCTGAGTTGCTTTGTAGAAGCCATAAATATAACATTAGTTTCTACGACTAAACCGCTTGATATCCATTCTTGCTTCGCCTCTAAAGGTAAAACAGAAATAGTATATGGCGTTTCGATAGGGTCTGATGTTTGACCTGTATCATCGTCATAAATACCATCTGTTATATCGATATATGTTGCTGGTCCACCCTCTTCTAAAAGGGCTTCTAGTAAATCAATTTCCGCTTCATCATGGGATAATGCTTGACTCATATTACGACCTTACAACGCTGTGTGAATATTGATTACCATTAGATATATAAGGCTTTAGTAGATTATATACATTTGCATAATTTATCTGTTCGTCTGAATATTCACTGAATTTCTTAGTTATCGGTCCAACAGTTTTTTCGATTACTCTTTGACCAACATCAGATAATAGATCACCTCCAATAGCTCGTAAAGCTAATTCGCAAACTGCGTTTTGAAGTGCAACTGGGTAGATAGTCTCTCCATCTAATAAACGAGGCATTGTTAGTGCTTGTGTATCGTTGAGAGTAGTTCCTACCCAAGATTGACCATATACAGATTCCATATAATCCATTGCTAAGTAGATATAAGCTTCTTTTTGAGCGTTATCACCCGTCCAAGAAGTGTTATTTCTTTTTAGGAAATAAGCATCTATAAAAGCAACATCAGCATAAGTGTCTGAGTTAGATAATCCTGTGCCATCTTCTATAATCATCTAATTACCTTTAGTATTCCAAGAGAACCGCAGTTAAGCCTGTTCCGCCTGTAATCTCAATAGTTCCAGCAAGATACTTTTCAATAGTGCTTGTTCTAATAACCACCATTTCACCTATTGCTATTGAACCTACTGCGTAACCAGAGGAAATGTCAATGTTGCCTACACCGCTAACAGGAACAGTTGTTGCACCGTCACCGTCTATGATTGGAGTCAAAGCTCCTGCTGTGCCGTTAAGTAGAGATAAATACTGATTTCCACCGCTTGAATAAGCGAAAGTATCAGAACTTCCGTCTAGTGTAGTCTCTGTAACTGTTACCGCTCCAGTGCCTTGTGCATTTGTTGCTACGATTGTTGCCATGATTTAGCTCCTAATCTCTACTAGAGTCTTTTTTATCATTAATTTCTTTAGTAGCTTTTGGTTTTTCTTTTGTGTATTTCCCCGTTGCTAACCAATCTTTAACGTCAATAGCGTGAGGAACTTTGTGTTCCTTTCCGCTTTTTTTATCATATAGTTTCATTATCTACACCTTGCTTACAAATGCTGTATAAGTTACCGCTGTTGCAGTTGTTCCCTCTTTAGTAGCTGTTACTCTAAAGTAGTCAGCACCAGTTGTTAAACGCTCTAATTGCTCAGAAGTGAAACCGATTTGATATTGACCAGCTGTTGCAGGAAGCGTTGTTAATTCGCCTAGTGATACATATGTACCAGCTACTGCATCAGAAACCTCAACTTGTAGTGTGTAATAGTTTGAACTATCAACCGTACCAGTTGTTACACTTGTGTTAATTACTGCTACATAACTAGCTGAACCTAAGTTTTGACCAACAATGTTAGCACCCGTACATGAAGCAGTTGCACCAACTACCTCATCCTCTGCGATTAATCCTAATGAATCAAAAGTTTTATTTGCCATTTT